TATCTTGAGAGCGAGCGTACTCGTATCGAAAGGTTGCGTGTCGATTTCGCTGAACGCATCCAGCACCGTGCAAAAGTATGGTTGCAACTCCGACCAACACGCGAACAGTGCGAAGCTATGTTTGACGAGCAGATCCTCAATGCTGGTATGACCTATTACGAAGCTGAGGAAGTGCTTTTCAAGATGCATCGAAAGAACATGGATAAGCAGGCAGCCAATGAGCGTAAAGCGAAGATTTGAAATCTTTCAACATCCTAAGGTAGACTACTGCCAGTGCATTCGCATTCGCAATGGTCGTTATAAGGGCCTGGTCATCCATTATGGTCGGGTTGCTATGCCCATTATGGATGATGGTCGAGCGAAACTTGAATTCCATTTCACAGTCATTGACAACCCGAAGGGACTCCCCACCGATGAGAAACTGTTGCACAAACTATTGGGCGATATCTTGGTGGAGTTGCTCGACCAGGAGTTGAGTCGTGGTGAGGATACGGTTAGCCGTTTGTCGATCACTGATATCGAAGAAATCAGCAAGAACGAAATAGAGATTATCGAGGAATTGGATTAATGCAAGAATCGACTGAGGCACTGATTCTACGGAATCTGATCTACAACGAAGAATACTCTAGACGTGTTCTTCCTTATCTGCGAGCAGCGTACTTTTCTGACAGGGTAGAGCAAATCTTGTTTGAGACTATCGCTGAATACATCATTCAATACAATGGTCTTCCAAGCAAAGAGGCCGTTGTTATTCTACTTAATGACAATTTGAAACTCAGCGAAGATGAATTCAAGTCAGCCACGGCTTTTATGAATCAGTGTGAGGCGCAGAAAGACATAACCAACACCGAAGAATGGCTTCTTGACCATGCAGAGCAATTTTGCAAAGACAAAGCGATCCACAATGCGATCATGGAATCCATTCATATCCTCGATGGTAAGAAAGAGAAGCTGTCCCGCAACGCCATTCCTGAGATCCTCACCGAGGCGTTATCTATCTCGTTTGACCCGCACATAGGTCACGACTTCATCGAAGATTCTGACGCTCGATATGATTTCTACCATTCGGTTGAATCGAAGGTTCCGTTTGATCTGGAATACTTCAATAAGGTCACGAATGGTGGTCTGTCAAACAAGACGCTGAATATCTGCATGGCAGGCACCGGTGTTGGTAAGTCTCTGTTCATGTGCCACTATGCGGCATCGGCAATGTCTGATGGTAAGAATGTTCTATACATTACCTGCGAGATGGCAGAAGAACGTATCGGTGAACGCATCGACGCCAACCTAATGGGGTTAAATATTGACGATGTGCGAGAACTCCCCAAGGCAATGTATGATAAGAAAATGGAGAGACTCCGACAGAAGTGCAAGGGTAAGCTGATTATCAAAGAGTACCCAACCGCGACGGCAAACGTCACGCATTTTCGACACCTGCTGAACGAGTTGAGACTCAAGAAAAACTTCAAGCCAGACATCATCTTCATTGATTACCTGAACATCTGTGCATCTGCACGATTCTCTGCGAACGCCAACGTGGGTATGTACACTTACGTCAAAGCGATTGCCGAGGAGTTACGCGGACTCGCTGTTGAGTATGTGGTTCCTATCGTGTCTGCTACCCAAACAAACCGTGCAGGTTTCAATAGTTCCGATGTTGGTCTTGAGGACACGTCAGAATCGTTTGGTTTACCAGCAACCGCAGACTTCATGTTTGCTCTGATTCGAACCGACGATTTAGATGCTCTGGGCCAAGTGCTATTCAAGCAATTGAAGAACAGATATAACGACTTAGCATCGAATCGAAAGTTTGTGGTGGGTATTGACCGACCAAAGATGAAACTGTTCGACGTGTCGCAAGCTGCACAGGCAACCTTGACCGACACCGGGCAAGAAACCGATCAATCAGGTGCCGGTAGTGGCTATCGTTCGAACGACTTCGATTCGAAATTCGAGAGTAAACAGAAAAGTCGTAAATTGAACGTCTAAACAAATAAAAACCCCGCGAAAGCGGGGTTGTTCATTTAGGGTTTGACTGTTTGACCAAGTTTGAGTTTGACTTTCTTGCCATTACCAAACTCTAACGTGACCTTGCGGTTGATATGCCTAGTAGTGTTCGAAGCATTGATAAATTGATGGGCGTGTTTCATATCTCGAAACGTAGTAAGTTGAGACTTTCCGGTGCCGTCATCAATAACAACTCGTATTTCTTTACCTCTAGGTTTGTGGGTTTTCGTAGCCATCGACCCCGGCTTAGCCTTGAAGATAAAGGGCAACTTTCGGCCGCTACTGTCCTGTGAGGGTAGATTTTTTGGCCGTGGTCCGCGAGGAACTTTGCGGCCGAATTTGTCGGTTTTGTGTAGTTGCTTTGCCATGATTATCTCCAAAAGTCAAGGTGACAGGACTCGAACCTGCGGCCTCCTAGCCCCGAACCAGGCGCTCTGCCAAACTGAGCTACACCCTGCGATCCTATATTTAGTATACAACACCAGGCCGTGAAGTCAAGAAAACTCCCAGATTACCCTATATTTACCCTATTTTAACACCGAAAGTCCCACTATTCTAGCTATCCCATATGACCCGATTCATTAGCACAGACCAATTGGGAATTGACCGATTTTACAATTGAGATTTGACTTTCCCTCAGAATATGTTATACTTGTATAGTGAGAGAAAGTTTCTGTTTGAGACTCGTAATTGGGAGTTTTCCATGAGTCGTGCCTTGATTCCTAACCTGAATTATTCCGAACAATTGGTGGGTTGTGATTCCCTTCAATCGTTCATCGACGCGCCATGGTATGTCTGGACTCATTGCAGCGGCATGAAGCGACCGCCCCTTTGGCGGTTCAAAGCCCGTGTAGCGTACCGTAAGCTCGTCAAACTCAATCAGGATATCATGCTCGATATGCTGGCCAGCGGCGACGTTGAGGACCTGTTCGTGTTCGGTAAGAACATCGGACTTGTCCATCGGATCTCTCACCGTGCTGACTTTGGTACGAGAGTTGTCGAGCAGTTGCCGTTCGCACGGCAGTTGTTCACAGGCAACAGTTGTCTCCGCGGAGGTATGACCAACCGACACGGCATTCGTGATGTTGAATTTGGTGTTTGATCGAAATTGAAGGTTTCGGCGACATAAGTAATAACGTGGATAGGGGTATTCTAATGAGTCTATTGAGCGAAAATCAAATTGAGGAATTCAAGCTAGAGCTTACCGTCGAGCAACTAGAGCCGATACGGTCTAGCGAAGTCGAGCGGAACTCTCAATTCCGAATCTACCAGATCGCTGGTCAATTCTACGCTGTAGAAGTCGCTGTGCCGAGTGGTTGGTTTATGAGTATTGAGCGTATCGAGGAAGAGGACATTCCGAAGTACACAAATTGACACATTCGATTTGACTTCGGGGTTACATAGTGTATACTATAGGTAGCCCTCTTTTTTCGGGGTATATAATGAGCATGACAAGAATAGCAGGATTTGGTGGATGCGGTGGTTGGGACAAAGGCGACCTGAGACTGGTTCGGCGGATCAATTTGATTCCGCGATGCATCGACGGCTGTTGGCACTGGCTGCGAATGTTGTATGTGGTACAAGAATACCAACCCCTCACGGCTTTGATGCCGGGCGGACCAAGCTACGATTCGTACAAATGGACCAACAAACGATGGTGTCGTTTGAAGCCCGAGGGAAGTTATTTCGAGCCCGTGCCAGGAGTGGCCAACAGATTTGCTTTGCGCCTGTAGTTTAATGGCAAAACCCCAGTTTTATAAACTGGTAAAACGGCTCCCAGATTAGGGGCTCAGTGGAGGTTCGAATCCTCTCAGGCGTATTGAAAGATGAATAAACACCAGCCGCAAGGCCTTGCGTCTGGTACTAGGGCGGGAAGTTGTATTGACGACTCGCGGGGAATGCAAAGAGTCCCACCGTCCGCTGAATATGGTTCTATGTGCATTAGTAATGGAGAATACTCACATGAAGTATTAGCGATAGAGATTTGATTTATGGAGTCGCTCACCTTACGAGCTTTATGTTGTTCCTAGGCAAGGACATAAAACATGCCTCCCGATGACGGGGTTACTGGTCTGCCGTACGACAGGGTAAGGTCGAGGCTGCACGCTGCCATAGTGCGTAGGGGTTTAGGGTTTCCTGTTTTTCAAAAACCCTTTTCGTGGCGGTAGCTCAGTGGTAGAGCGTCGGTTTGAAGAACCGAGCGTCGGGGGTTCGACTCCCTTCCGTCACATTTCTGACAACCTGCGCCGTTAATGCTATCGGCGGAGGCCTGCAAGAGGGAAGTCATATTCGTTGGTGTAGCTCAGCTTGGCAGAGTGCCCGGTCGTAAGCCGGGAAGTCGCTGGTTCGAATCCAGTCACCTTGTTAGAAGTATGACAACTTCGTGTTTGGAACCTTTGAAGAATGGCCGGGCTACAAAGCCGGTCCCTCTGATAATCAGGGAGGCTTGATTGTCGTTCTAGCGAGTAGGCTCGCTCCGTTGACTGTACCTTGATCGGACGGCTGCTGCCCACGAATGCACACCATTAACTACAGTGTGTATTCGGGGCGGCAGTCGAAGCATGATCCGGGTTAATTGAGATGGAACACCGCAAGGTGTCATTACCTTGTACTCGGGAGGTTAACGAGAGTTGACGCCCGCCAACAAAGGCGGAGAGGTTTGGGGGTGTACCTTGGGGTTCCAGAAACATCACTTTGGGCTTATGGTGTAATGGTAGCACAAGAGGTTTTGGTCCTCTTAGCCTGGGTTCGAATCCTAGTAAGCCTGTTTAGGTCCGGTATGGTGAAATTGGTATCACGCTAAGCTGTTAACTTAGTATTCCTGGTTCGAGCCCAGGCACCGGAGTTATGAATCTACAAACACGAATACGCGAGATTGTTCATGAGCATTCGGGCGGCATCAAGCTGATCGAATTGGCAACGCTCATCACGGCAGAGAGTGCCAACCCGAAGATGTTTGATCTTCACAACGTACTGGTGTGCATCGAAGCGGACCCAACGCTCAACGCTCACGGATATGTGTGGAATATGAGTCTGCCGGACGCCGACGACAACGGTGTTCACCGTGAAAAGATTTTTGTCCATCAAGTCTGAAACTGAAACATAGGAGATCATTTTTCAGACAACCGAATAACATGGGTTCCCCCGCACCGAAAGCGGGTAAATGTATCTTCCCCGGGTCGCTTGAGCTTTCTTGTTCGCGCCCGGTTATTGCCCTGGTAGTGAAGTGGCATCACTCTAGATTCTCAGTCTAGCATCCGGAGTTCGAATCTCCGTCAGGGTATTCAGTGTACATGGTGTAAAGGTAACACACCGCCAATGGCCGGGCGGAGCA